GGTTTGTTTTCTATAACTTGTTGTGCAATTTCTATACTTAAACCAGATACAGGTGAAGAAAAACTACCAGCAAAACTAACATCTTCTTTAAAAGTTTTATCTATAGTTATTCTGTATCTATCTGGATTAGATATTTTTGAAAAGCTTACAACTTCGTAGTATTTAGAAGTATTGTTACCGGCTTTAAATTTTATATAAAGATCTGAAATTGATATTATTTCTGGATTATTACCTTCTCCTACACCAAAAGTTTCTTCTTCAAACTCAGTAGCGCCAATATCTACAAATGTACCGTCTTTTTGTGGAAAACCTGACGTTAAAAAGTTGGTTTCCATTATACCTTTACTTTTTTTAGTTTCCTTTAAAAAATCAGGAGCTTCATTGGATATAGCTATAACTTTGTATTTAGCTTCATCTTGAACAAACACATCAGAATCATGTTTCTTTTTTAGTATAATAAACCTATCCTCTTGTATCTTATTTCTTTCACTTGATGGAAAACTCAACCAAACATTATCATCTTCTGCATTATACCATCTATCCATTGCTAAATTATAATACTCATTAGAAGGTTCTTTTATAAAGTATTTAAAATGAGTGGCCCAAGAAGGATGCGTAGGGTTTGTTAACTTTACTTTTATATTATTGTAATTGTCAGCAGATTTTTTACCAATTTTCTTAGACCCAGAGTCATCAGTTAATACAGGTGTTTCTCTACCATATTTATCTTTATAAATAACACCTAGCTGGTATGTTCTTAATGACTTTATAGATTTAGACGGAGATTTAACAACTACGGTTTTATTCGTTGGTTGCTCAATAGTAACATCAAACTTAGGTTTTACAATTTTATTATTGTAATCTATTAAGTCGTAGTTTTGTGTATAATTACCAAAAATAAGCCTATTCCCTATCATTTCTTGAGCTTTAGCTTTTATAGGTATATTGTCCCAAGGTCTAAGTATTTGATTACCTGGTAATGTAGCATATATTATTTCTGACTCTATGTTAAAACTATTGCTAGCCCACTCAGAATCATTTTCATCAAAAGTTTTTACAGTATATATGTTATTAGAGTTTGATTCTTTATATAAAAGATCTATTTCTTTAACGTCATAAGGCATATTAGAAGGTTTAAAACCTAATATAGTTAAGCTTCTTATGTTGTTAGTCATTCCTAAATTATAACCTTTTTTAGGATTATAATCAAACTCATCTGGTAAAAATGCTATTTCAGAAAAAGGTGAATAACAAGAGTATTCGCCGTCTTCATATTTATACCTATAAGCAAACCTAGGGAATTTAAATTCAAACAAAGGTTCTTCTTGCTCTAAATTAGCCTTATACACTATTACACTAGTTGGAACTAAATCAGAGACAGATTGTAACGTTACTGAGAAAACAGTGTTAGAAACTATAGAAGCTATTTTTATTCTAACTTCTATTTCATCTTTAAAATTAGCATCGTCTTCGCTAGAACTAAGTATAATAGTATCTCCAACTAAAAAGTTAGGCGCTGGGTTAAAAGTTAAATTAAAAGCCGGTTCCGTAGTTAACATTGGCTCTTGATTTCTAGTAAAGTTATAACTAGTAGATGATTCTATTATGCCACTTCTTTTAGACAATGACATATTTAAAGTTGGTGCTTCTATAGGAGATTTTTTTATCAATGTAATATGATCTTCTATAAAATTAGAACCATTTATTTGCGTATGTGTGAAAGTATTATTTGTAGCTGTTTTAAACTTAGATATGTTTATTTTTTTAGGTTCATGAACGTTGTCAGTCCAAAACAATAAACCTTCTAATATGTTTATACCCGTTATAAGATTATCGCTAGAAAAGTTTAATATATTTTGAGTGTCTACAAGTATAGGTGAGATTTCTTTAGTTGTTTGGTTAAACTCTATAATACAGTCTACTGTATCAGATGTTACAAACCAATATATTTTTTCATTTTCAGTGTCTCTAACAACACCAATACAAGTAGCGTTAGACAAACCAAATGAACTGCCCCAGTACGTGGAAGCTTTAGTATCAGAATTATAAGTATTTACTTTTTCAATTGTATTACCTAATATATTTTGTACTGAACCTACATCTGAACCTTCAGAGCTGGATATTTCTATATTTAATGCATCTCTGTATTCGCCATTGTTAACTAATCTTTCGTCAAGGTCTTTATTCATTTTACCTAGACGAAAATGGTGCTTTAATTCTGGCATGTGCTAGTGTTTTATTTGTTTAGATTTACCTCTCATAACTTGAGTTAAATCTTCAATTTTTAAATTTGATAATCTTAATTTTGCATTTCTTACAGCGGCAAACTTTTCTTTTTTAAATCTAGCTACTATATATTCTTGAACACCTGAAGACGAAGCTAGTATTGAGTGGGCTATAAATTTATATATAGCTTCTTCAACAAACTTATGTACTTTCATTTCATCGTCTGTAGCTAAACTATCAGATATGTATTTTAAAGTTACTGTTTTACCATTTATGTCAGCGCTAAAATGTATTCTACTTTTTAAAGGGTCTATATAAAAAACTCCATTTGACTGTGCTTTTGAAGGTTCTAAACCAAATCTACCACCGTTAGATGTAGATGTATCAAAACCACTATCATCGACACTGGTATCGCTTGTTGCATTAGATGACGCTTTAAAGTCTGACCAAGTGTCTGAATCAGTTGACGTTGATAAGTTGTTACTACTATCAAATAAGTAGTTATAAGAACCATCTTGTAGTATAGAAAGTGGATTACTAGTTTTATCAGCTTGATATATGATTCTTTCAACACCAGAAGTATCTTTCCAAGTGATTTTAACATAGTTAACATAGTCGTGAGGTAAAGCCATAACCAAGTTAGGGCTTATTTCTATTTCTTGTGATTTTTCTGATTTTAAAGTGTCGTAGCTTAATTCTTGTAAAGCTCTTTTTGCAAAAAATACTATATTGCTTCTTTTTTGTTTAGGTATAATTTTACCTTCACCAACATAAGCTATTTCAAAGTTGTTAATTATATCCTTAAGGCTTATAGTTTGATAATTTCCGAAACTAGAAGCAGTAGTGTAGTAGTTTTGTTGTGTTCCTTGAAATAATCCCATTTATTATTGTTTTTCTTGTTGTAGTGATTTTTGATCTTCTGTACTAGCTATTTGATACATGTTAGGATCTTTAAGCATTACTCCTGCTAAAGAAAGTATCTTCATAACTAATTCTGTTTCTTCTGAATCATGTAATTCAAAATTAACACTATTATTTGCATTATACATAGCTTGTTCAAAAACTACAGTATACGCCCACTTTACAGTAGCGGGTCTAGATATATAGTTACACGTAACTCCGGAAGTTATAGTGATAGGGTAAACTTGTATAGCAGATGATGATGTATTTACATAAATAGGTAAAGAAAGTGATGGGGTTGTTAGTGGTGAATTTATATAGTGGTGTAATTCGTTTTGTTGTAGTTTTTCTACTTCAACGTAATTTCCTGAGTTAAGATAGTATAATTCACCCATTCTGTAGTAAGTAGGTAAAGTACCCACACCTCCAGAACTCATTGTTACAGTTTGCCTAAACTTTTCAAACACATCTATCTTTTCTTGTAAAAGATCTGTCATATCTGAATAAGTAGAGTCATTACCAGGTATTCTACTAAATTGATTTAGATCATAAAAATATTGCTCAAAGATGTCCATCTGTGCTTGGTTAGCGAACAGATTAAACTCTTGAGGTGTTATGTATCCTCTTTGCTCTTTATTAGCAATGTTTAATACTCTTTGATAAACTGTATCTATATTTACGCTCATGTTATTTTTTTATTATAGGAAAAGGCCCACAAAAGCAGGCCTTACCTACAATTGTTATTATCGCTTTTCGATGTTTTTGTATATTTCTATACCTTCGTCAGTTTTAAAATATGAAGCTAACGCAGAGTATGGATGTTCATCAAACGGAACAGTTAAAACTTTTCTACCATTGCTAGCCCAAGTAAAGTTTCTTTGATCCGGGGATAGTTTTAGTATTCCAGCTTCAACAGCTTTAATACCGAAATTTCTAAGTTCTACGCTATCGTCTTGTAGTAAATCTAAGAATAAAGCTGGATTTCTTTTAGCAAATACTAGTAAATCTCTTTTAATCTCCTTAGAAGTCATGTTATTGACTCTAGATCCAACCTCTACTCTTAATATAGCTTCAGCTATATCAATTTCAACGTTTTTAGCAGCAACCAATGCATCAATCTCTAAATTCATATATTCAAGATCGTCTTTAGCATCTTCTACTTCATCATGCTCTTTATAAATAACATCCTTTGCAGGGTGGTATAAAGAAAGCAATTTTTGTAAATTTTGTTTTTGTTTCGGTACATTTAAAGTTCCATCTCTAAATATAATGTGACCTAATGTAACCGATCCTTTTTGTTCTTCAACTAGAGGTGACGATTGATTTGTCGCATATCTAATCTCTTGTTGAATACCGTTATTTTCATCAAACCACAATAATGATTTTCGTCTAGTGTGTTTAGACGGTAGTGTAAAAACTAATGGTTGAACTCCAGACTTTAAAACATAAAGTCTATCTTTTACTTCCCAGCTACTTGCTGTTTTTTCTTTTTTCATGATATAATATAATATAAATGTTAATAAAGGTAAAAGTTACCCCCGTCAGAACAACGAGGGTAAAATTTACTATTGGTAATAATTAGTCACCGATAACTCCATCAGAAGATTTCAACAATACGAAGTTGTTTGCAGCTTGAACACATAAACATCTCTCAGATAAGAAATGTACGTTCATTGCATCCTCGTCGCTTGTATAGTTTCCACCAACAGAACCAGTGATCCAAGATTTCATTCTTCTATCGTCAGCTTCAGAAGCTCTGTATCTAACGTGTAAGAATGGTCTTGAGATGTTTTTACCTAATTGCTGATCGTAAACTGTAGAAGTTCCAGCAGGAACAAATACACCTTCAATATCACCAACTAGTCCTCTTGTAGTTGAGTCATTTAAGTATTTCCAGTCAGTTTT